TTTACAAGAAGGTGTTTATGATAAAGGCATCTTAAAAGCATTTTTCTTAGCTGGTGGTCCTGGTTCTGGTAAATCTTTTGTAACTAAAAATGCTTTTGCTGGTACCGGTTTAAAATTTGTTAATTCAGATAGAGCGTTTGAAAAAAATTTAAGACAAGCTAATTTGTCTTTTAAAATGCCAGATGAAGAAGCATACTTTAGAGATATGTTAAGACAAAGAGCAAAGACAACAACAGCAACAATGATGGATGCTTATTTAAATGGTCGATTAGGTATTGTGATAGACGGTACTGCTAGAGATTATAACTTAGTTGCTAGTCAACATCAAAACTTAACTGCTTTAGGTTATGATAGTTTTATGATTTTTGTTAACACAAGTTTAGAAGTGGCATTAGAAAGAAATGAAAAAAGAAGTCGATCTGTGCCAGAATACATTGTAAAGAAAAGTTGGGACACTGTTCAAAGTAATATAGGTCAGTATCAAAGATTATTTGGTACATCTAATTTTATAGTTATTGACAATAATAAAAGTGAACAAGAATTAATAACACAAACTTTAAATAGAGCCAATAAAATCATAGGGCAATATTTAAGAACACCTGTAAAAAACTATATTGGTAAAAATTGGATTTCAAAAGAGTTACAGGCAAGAAAGAGAATGTAATGAGATTTAAAGATTACATAAAAGAAAGTATTATTGATATACCAAGACGTACATATGCGCCTGGTGTATTTGATAATGCTGATACGTCTGATCCTAAAATAAAAGATAGTGTTAAAAAGTTAATCAACGATCAAATTAAAGTATTTGAATCAGAATATCCTGTATTACAAAAATCACTAATAGGTTCTATCTTAACAAAAAGATATAGAAATGACGCTGATTTAGATATTAATATTTTATTTGATGTGCCAGTAGAAAAACAAGAAGAAGAAAGACTAAGACTTTCTAAAAAATATTTGTCATCTGCTAGTCCTGATAGTATTCAAGGAAAAGAAATACCAGGCACTAAACATCCTATAAACTATTACTTTATTACAGACAAAGATACTTATGAAGATCAAAATAAAAAAGCTGATGCTGTGTTTGATATAGACAATGATAAATTTATTAAACGACCTGAAGAATTTGATTTTGATATGAACTTATACTTAAAAGATTTTGAAAAAAAAGTACAAGAAATAGATGTAGTAAAAGGCGAACTTAAAAGAGATATAATAGATTACAATGAATTAAAAGAATTATCGCCAAATGAAGTTTTAGATTTACAAGATAAAGTAAAAGATAAGTTAGATGAGATAGAAGACAGTATAGAAGACATAGTAAAAATAGGTGATACAGTAGATGCTGAAAGACGAGCAGCCTTTAATAGAGATATGACACCGGATGAAATTAGAACTTATGGTGTTAAGAATAGATTACCTAAAAATGTTATTTACAAACTATTGGAAAAATATCACTATATGAAATTCTACAAATATTGTAAAAAGATATTAGAAGACGGTGTGGTAACAGATAAAGAAATAAAAGATTTAGAAGTACACGAGGCAAAAGGTAAATCAGTTGCCTTTACGTTTGGTCGATTTAATCCACCTACGATAGGACACGAAAAGTTAATTAACAAAGTAGCACAACAACCAACAAACGATTATAGAGTTTATTTAAGTCGAAGTGAAGATAGTAAAAAGAATCCTTTATCACCTGCTAAAAAATTATCTTATATGAAGTCAATGTTTCCTAGACACGCTTCAAAGATACAATTAAATCCTACTAATATGGTTTTAGATTTAGCAACAGACTTACACAAAAAAGGTTATACAGATATTACTATGGTTGTTGGAAGTGATAGAGTTAGAGAGTTTGAAGGCATACTTAAAAAATACAATGATGTAAAATCACGTCACGGTTATTATAACTTTGATAATATAAAAGTTGTATCTGCTGGTGAAAGAGATCCAGATGCCGAAGGTGCTACTGGAATGTCAGCAAGTAAAATGAGAGATGCCGCTTCAAAAGGAGATGTTAAATCATTTTCAAAAGGAGTACCATCAGGATTTAGACAGATTGATAGTCTAATGAAAGATGTTAGAAAAGGAATGAACTTGGCTGCCGCTTATGGTGGTCTTGCTCACGTATCAGGTGCTAAACCAATAGCAACTTTAGAAGAATTTGAACAACAACAAATAAGAGATTTATATGTTAGAGAGATGATATTTAACATAGGAGATCAAGTTGATTACGTGAAAGAAGATATACAAGGTAAAGTTGTTCGAAGATCAACAAATTACATTGTCGTAGAAGACAATAATAACAATCTACACAAAGCCTGGATATGGGATTGTATTCCTATAGCAGCTGATAGGGAGGTCGAAGTGAGAGAGTTTAATTTAGATGTTGATTATGGATTTGAGGCAGTGTCCTATATTGATGAAAAGAAAGACGGTCATACAAGAAAATTACCACAAGATAAACAAGTTGGTCCTAAGAAAAAAGGAACTCAACCGAAGAAATACTATAAAGACTTATCAAAGTCAACTAAAAAAGCTAGAGCTGATTTCTTTAAAAAACAAGATACTACAAAACCTGGTTATAAACCAGCGCCTGGAGATGAAAAGGCAAAAACTAAACCTTCTAAACATACACAGAAATATAAAAAGATGTTTGGTGAATTAAAGAGAGAATTAGCAGATGCTTGTTGGAAAGGTTATAAACAAGTTGGAATGAAAAATAAAAATGGAAAACAGGTACCTAATTGTGTGCCTGAAGCGTATGAAATTGGGGCTGATTATGCTAATCATACAAAAGAAATTACACCTGGTCAAACACCAGACGGCAAAGCTGTAGATGCTAAAAAACGTGGTTATCCTACAGATAATGTAAACAAAAAAGATATAGAAGAATGGGCATTGTCGGATGCCGTAATAGATAAATATAAGGAAAGGTACAAAGAAGAATGGCGTACCAAGTTAGATGAAGTTGTAAAGACAATGATGGAGAAACTGTAATGTTATTGAGTTTTAAAGATTATAAAGACAAAATATCTGAATCAGTACACTATCATATAGAGAACAACATACCTCTAGCACATAACATCTATAGACTTCATAGTGAAGAATTTTATAGATTGTTTAGAGAAGCCAGAGAATTGTACAATGAAGGTGTTTTATCTGATTTAAATGATTGGGACAAACATCTTATCGAAACTGATATTGGTGAGTTTGGTCTTTATGAAAATGAAAAAGTACCATTAGATATACCGATAGAAGAAGAAGATAAAAAAAATCCACCACTGAATAAACCAAAAAGAGGTGGACCTAAAAAGTTTTATGTGTTTGTTAAAGACCCAAGCACAGGTAATATTAAGAAAGTGACTTGGGGAGACACAACAGGATTATCAGTAAAACTGAAAGATCCGAAGGCAAGAAAATCTTTTGCTGCTCGTCACAGATGTGACCAACAAAAAGATAAAACAAAGCCTGCTTATTGGGCTTGTAACTTGCCAAGATATGCCAAGAGTTTAGGTATGTCAGGCGGAGGTAATTTTTTCTGGTAAGATGAAACCGTATATTGATAATGTACAATTTGATTTATTTGAAGGTAAAAAACATTATAGAACTTTTTTTGATGATGTTAATAATGATGAATTAGTTTGGCATAGAGATAAGAAAGACCGAACTATTAGAGTTATTGAAAGTAACAAATGGTTGTTACAAATGGATAATGAGTTACCCATACCGTTGTTAATGGGACAAGAGTATGAAATTAAAAAACTAGTGTATCATAGAATACACAAAGGAAAAGGGAAACTTGTAATAGAGATAAAAGAAAATGACTAAAACTTTAAAAGAATTTAGAAAAGACCTACAAGAGGCAGTTGCTACAAAGCAAGATATTCAATATATCGAAGCTAAAACAGCAACTAATAATCACTTTGAAGCTAGAAGATACATAGCAGATAGAATTTTAAAAGACAAAAAATTAGCAGACGCTTACAAGGCATTAGAAATGATACACGTTAATTATGGAAGAATAATCGGTGGCGATGCTGTTACATTAAGACAAAGACTAGAAAAGATGATGTATGATGATTTAAAAAGAAAAGTATCAAACTGGTCAGATGTTCACGGAGCCCTATAATGAGTAGATATAGACAAACATTTTCAGATTTATTAAACGAAGTTAGATTAGTAGAACAAATGAAAACTATTAAACTTCGAAACGGTGCTAAAGTTTTAGATAAAGTATTTTCAAATAGAACACAAGCTGATAACGCTGCTAAGTCATTAATGACACAACACAAAGGTGTTGAGGCGGACGCTTATCAATCTCCATTTAACAATAGATTTTATGTTAGAATAAAAGAAGAAACTATTAAAGAACAAGATGACCAAGACCACGAAGTTTCTATGGCAAGAGGTGAACTAGAGGCGATTGCTGATAAGGCA